AGAATATTTGAGGTGCACCCTACCCTCAGAAAAAGCTAAATTGACAATTCCAAGGAGAACCAATGGAACAATTGAAAAGAGGAAGAGGAAGACCTAAAGGGTCAGTCAAGATGACCATACAGAGGTTTGCTGACAATCCACCCCTTGTACTGCCTAAGACAGACCATCAACGTCTGAAGGAGCTTAAAGAGCTGATGATTAGGTCTGGAGGTAAGGATGTGGCTCAGAAGGTTATTGAGATAGCCCTTAATGATGAGCATCCCCATCAATTGGTAGCACTTAAGATGTGTCTTGATAGGACTCTACCTGTTTCTTTGTTTGAAAAGGATAAGAGTCAGAGAAGTGCTGTAACCATCAATATCACTGGTTTAGGACAAGAACCGACGATTATTGACACTGAACCTGAAGATGTAGAGGCTAAATATGGCTGATCTGAACTTCTCTCTACTTCCTTGGCAACAAGAAGTCTTCAAAGACCAAACAAGGTTCAAGGTTGTGGCTGCTGGGCGTCGGTGCGGTAAGTCCCGTATGGCGGCAGTTACCCTTCTTATTGAAGGACTCAAGTGTCCACAAGGCTCTGCGGTTCTCTACGTTTCACCGACTATGGGACAATCAAGACAGATTATCTGGGACTTACTGCTAGACCTTGGCAGAGAGGTGATTCAGAGCAGTCATGTGAACAACTTAGACATTACCCTGATAAACGGGGCTAGGATATACGTTCGTGGTGCGGATAGACCTGATACCCTTCGTGGAGTCTCATTGACCTATGCCGTTCTCGATGAGGTAGCCGACATTAAGCCTGAAGCATGGGAACAGGTCATTCGAGCCAGTTTGTCTGATAAACGGGGGAGAGCACTCTTCATCGGTACTCCGAAGGGCAGGAACTGGTTTTACGATACCTTCAAGTTGGGTGAGTCAGAGGATGATCCTGATTGGAAGTCTTGGCACTTCACCACTGCTGATAACCCTCTAATCGACGCAAAAGAGATAGAAAGTGCTAAAAAGACCCTATCTACCTTTGCTTTTAAGCAAGAGTACATGGCTTCGTTTACCAATGCGGGTTCGGACATCTTCAAGGAAGAGTGGATTAAATACGGGGTAAAGCCTGAACATGGAAGCTATTACATTGCTGTTGACCTTGCGGGATTCGAGGAAGTTGCCAAACAAGCGGCTAATTCTAAGAAGCGGTTAGATGAGTCTGCTATCTCGATAGTGAAGGTCACAGAGGATGGAAAGTGGTTTGTTGAGAAGATTGAACATGGGCGTTGGGACATCCGAGAGACCGCCTCTAAGATTCTGATAGCTATTAGGGACTACCGACCCCTTAGTGTAGGGATAGAGAGGGGGGCGCTAAAGAACGCTGTTTTACCCTATCTGAGCGACCTGATGCGAAAGAACAACACCTATGCCCATATCGTAGATTTGACCCACGGGAATAGAAAAAAAGCAGACAGAATCATCTGGGCTTTACAAGGTAGGTTCGAGCATGGCAGAATTGTGTTAAATTCGGAAGAAGATTGGGATGAGTTCGTAGACCAGTTAATCCTGTTTCCTGCACAAGGGGTACACGATGACTTGCCTGACTCCCTTAGTTACATTGACCAACTTGCTGTCACTTCGTATATGGAAGAAGATGATAGCGAGGATTGGCAACCAGTAGATATTATTTCAGGAGTGTAGGATGGCAGATGGTTTGTTTAGTTCGTTGGCAGACAAGTATCGAAGTTCAGTCGATATGCGTAAACGCACTTATGGCGAATCGTTATTAAAGTCATTAACTAACACTACTAACAAACCAATTAGTAATACTGATTTTACTGAAAAAGAATTAACTGCCTTAGATGATTTAATAAAATCACACTACCAAGAAAAACTAAATTATTTCACAAGGCCTAAAAAAGATTTACTTGAAGAAGCAAAAATTCTTGAAAATAACTCTAAAAGAGATTTTGAGTATTCAAAAACAATAGACCCTGAGAAAGTTGATTTCTTAGAAAACATTAAAAACAGAGCGCAGTTACAACTTACGCAAGCTCAACAGTTACGTGAAGCTGCTCAAGGTAAAATTCCAAGTGATTTTTCTTTTGCATACACGGGCTATGGAGGAAGAACGGCTCAAAACAAATTTGATAAAGACCCTGCTGGATGGGCGCAGACATTAGGTAGATTTAGATACAAAATAAACCCTCAAACTGGCGAATATCAGATTTACGATTCTTACGACTTTAACAATGAAGTTCATAAGTATGCTGCTCAAGATTATGCACAAATGAATCCAATTAAAAGAATGGGCAGTGCTTTGGCTAATACTTTTTTGGGTGGCGACCAATACGCATTAGGAGAAGCATTTATATCTGGTAAAAATGCTGTTCCCGTTGAAATCAAAAGAAGCATTGGATTAACAAACAATCAATTGCCAGCGAACCCCGCATACAGCGACCCTTTTGGCGACACTACAAGGTAATATTATGGAATTCCAAGAACCATCAGACTCAGACAAAGAGATAGTTAACTTTGTTGTCAACCATTGTGATAGATGGAGGGATTGGAGAGATGTCAATTGCCTTGATGATTGGCTAGAGTATGAGCGCATCTTCAATGGTGAGTGGGATGCCCAAGACAAAACCCGTGAATCCGAGCGTAGCCGTATCGTTACCCCCGCTACCCAACAAGCCGTAGAGACACGCCATGCCGAGATCATGGAAGCAATCTTTGGTCAGGGTGAGTTCTTTGACATTCAAGACGATATTCGTGATGTCAATGGTAGCCCCTTGGATGTTGCTGCTATCAAAGCACAACTCATGGAAGACTTCAAAGTAGACAAGATTCGCAAGTCTATTGACCAAATTGAACTGTTGGCTGAGATTTATGGTACTGGCATCGGTGAGATTGTTGTAAAAACAGAGAAAGTCTTTGTCCCCGCTACTCAGGCAATACCTGGTCAAGTGGGTCAAGCCGCTATCGGAGTGGTAGAACAAGACCGCATTGCAGTCAAGATTGTTCCTGTAAACCCCCGTAACTTCCTGTTTGATCCTAATGGCACATCTATTGATGACTGTATGGGTGTGGCTATTGAGAAGTATGTCTCTATCCACAAGATCGTCAAAGGTCAAGAAGAAGGCATCTACCGCAAAGTCAAGGTCGGTACTGACTCGATGGACACAGACTTAGAGCCTACTCAAGAAGTCTCTCAGTACGAAGACGATAAAGTTAAACTTTTGACCTACTATGGTTTAGTTCCTAGAGAGTATCTTGAGCAACTTGAAAACGAAGAAAATGGCGAAGTAGAGGACTTATTCCCTGAAGACTCTATTCAGGATGAGTATTCCGATCTGGTTGAAGCTATCGTAGTGATCGCCAATGATGGTGTTCTTCTGAAGGCAGAAAAGAACCCATACATGATGAAAGACCGCCCAATCCTTGCTTATCAGGACGATACAGTTCCTAATCGCTTGTTGGGTCGTGGTACTGTCGAGAAGGCTTACAACTCACAGAAGGCTATTGATGCCCAAGTGCGTAGCCACTTAGATTCACTAGCTCTGACAACTAGCCCAATGATGGCTATGGATGCCACCCGTTTACCAAGGGGTGCTAAGTTTGAAGTCAAGCCAGGTAAAGCAATCCTGACAAACGGCAATCCAAATGAGATTTTGTTCCCGTTCAAGTTTGGCAATACTGACGGCTCTAACCTGACAACTGCCAAAGAGTTTGAACGTATGCTTTTGATGGCAACAGGCACTCTTGACTCACAGGGAATGATTACTGCGGTGTCCAGAGATGCTGGTCAGGGTGGTATTTCGATGGCTACTGCCTCAATTATCAAGAAATACAAGCGTACCTTGGTGAACTTCCAAGAGGATTTTATGATCCCCTTCATCACCAAAGCCGCTTATCGCTATATGCAGTTCGATCCAGAGCGTTACCCTACTGTGGACATGAAGTTCATTCCTACGGCAGCACTCGGAATCATTGCTAGAGAGCATGAGCAACAACAGTTCATCGCTCTCCTCCAGACTCTTGGCCCTAATACACCTGTTTTGCCTATCATTTTGAAGGGCATCATGGCTAATTCTTCTCTGTCAAACAGATTTGAATTGATTGAAATGCTAGACAAGATGTCTCAAGTTGACCCACAAGCTCAACAAGCGGCTCAGATGCAACAACAAATGGCTATGCAACTGGCTCAAGCACAGATTGCTGTCCAAACTACTCAAGCAGAGCAGAATAAGGCTGAAGCGCAAAAGTTATTGACTGAAGCGCAATTGATGCCTATTGAGTTGCAAGCTAAGAGCATGGCGGCTAACACTAAGAATCTACCTACTGACGATGCTTTGGCTTCACGAGAGTTTGATAAGCGTGTCAAAGTTGCTGAATTGATGCTTAAAGAAGCTGATATTCAGAACAAGGCTAAGATTGTTGAAAAACAGATGACTAGAGCATGAATCCAGAACT